ACCAATTGATTAACAGTCAACTGCACTACCGCTGTGCTACACTGGAATAACTTGGCGACTCGTGGGAGAATCGAACTCCCATAAGCGGATAGACAATCCGCTGTAATGACCATTATACTAACGAGCCTAAATTTGGTGTAAGCTACGACTTCCACATCGCCCTTACTTGAGTTGCACACTCTGTCACTGTGTTTTGATCTCTTAATAGTTACAGTTCTATTCAGTGGTTCGGACTCCCTTATATGTAACATTCCTGGATGTTACTGGGCACTCTTCTTTACGGTTGACCACCCCCGACTCGTGACGCTGAGTATGCGACTACTATCACGCTAGTAGCTGTCGAGATTTGGTGGAGAATCTTGGAGTCGAACCAAGTTTCCAGAGGACACAGATTTACAGTCTGCTGCAGTCGCCAATGCTGCTCATTCTCCAAATACTTTTGGGGTGACTACTGGGAGTTGAACCCAGACTAGCAGAATCACAATCTGCGTTGCTACCATTACAACATAGTCACACCAAAAACATCTTGGTAGTTTTTGGATAAAAGGAAAACTACCAAACCTTGCGCACTTGCATGGGTGCCATTTGTTTAGTGCTATCTGCTCGATTTAGGCGTCCAGTTCGATTCTGTGCCATAGCGACTAAGCAGTTATATTAGGATCCGTCCCTCGCCAGTTGGACCCGCATAGTCATAGCGTCCTATGACGATACCTTGATAGCACTAAACAAATGGCACTCGGCACCAGAATCGAACTGGTCTTCCTGCCGTGAAAGGGCAGTGTCCTAACCGATAGACGAGCCGAGCATATAAAACAAAAAACCCTCTAACTTTTCAGGTAGAGGGTTTTGGGAAATAAACTCAAAAAGTTTTTACTTCACAAAACCCCCAGCAAGATACTCTGAGTGTGATCCTGTCCAACCATTGCATGATGGTAAATCATTTCTATAGTTGGTAGGTCTTAATATCATTTTGGTTCTTTCTAAATCCTTTTTCTATTTATAGTAATTATACACTAAACATGAATAAATGTCAAATGTTTTCAACAATTCTTGTATCAAAAGCAATAGAAATTCTATCGCCTGTGTTTTTATAATTCTCATTCTCAATGTAGTGATATATCCAAGATGGAAAGATTACCAACATCCCAGCAGTTGGTGTTACACCCCACCCATGAGACCAATACTTGTTACCCTGAGAAACAAATTCTCTCTTAACAACAATGGGAATTTCTCTGACAGGATTCATAAACTTCAATTTACTATCATTCTCTGCCGATGGATAGTAAACAGCAGAGAAAAATCCATCAGGATGACAGTGTGGTTCCATTGCTGCCCATGCTCTATCCAAATTTACCCAATATCTCCATATTTCTTGCTTATGCGACGAAGACAATCCAAGTTTATTATGAATGATGTTTGTTTTCTCAACAACCTTAGATCTTAGTTCTGCGAATCCTTCATGATTTATGTCCAACATACCACTGTTTTTGTTTACATCTGGAACAAGTTCCATACATAATTTCTTCAGCTTCTCATTATCCAATGATAATTGTGTTGTAACATAAAACGAAGTAAACATTTCAGTAAGATCTAATCGCTCATTCATACTTGCTCCACCTCTATATTACATTTTTGTAAAAAATCAATTCCGTCATTGTCGCGATAGGACTGACGATAGTACACTTTATATATACCTACTCCGTGAATCAATTTAGCACAGTGAATGCAAGGAGAATGAGTACAGAATAAACTGGAACCATTGCCTGATTCGCCATCACGAGCCAACTTGAGTATAGCATTTGCTTCAGCATGAATTACCTCATCTTTCGTTTTCAATTCAACAGTGTCATCTGACAACTGTATAACTTCTTCACATTCGTTTGTCCAACCAGCAGGCATACCATTGTAACCAATAGAAATAATCCTATTATCCTTGACTACAACTGCACCTACCTGCAATCTTTTTGCTGAACTCAACTGAGCAAATCTCTCAGCTGTGTCCATAAAAGCAGCAACCCACTTTTGTTTCATCAATGAACTACTTCCTGTGGTATGTCATTGCGAATCAACGGATTTGTTGAAACTTCCTGACACAATTTTCTAAAATCTGAACCAGCACCAACTGCGTCACAAAGCAACATCAATCTGGCTAGAAATACACTAGAAAGAAGTAGTGCCGTAGAGTCATTGTTTTGGGCAAGTCTAATCAAAATATTGTCTATTTGATGGGACAAATCTTCTAATTGTGTATCATCCACGGAAACTCTCCATCCATTGTTTTAAAATATCTCGTGCTTCATGTTTGGACAAATCAAATTCTCTTTGAAGATATGGTGCTGCTCCAAACATGTTAGTAACACCACTCTCACGCAAAACATTCAAATACGCAAAATATTCGTTCATAATTTCATCACTTTCTCAATTAAAGATTTCGCTTCTGTCACATCATCAACAACATCATTTTCAGCAAGTGTTACAAGTTCTTCAAGTGTCTCACATTGCTGTTTTTGAGCGTAACATAGAGTAGATTTCCACTCCATATACTCCTCATAACTATCAATCGCCCACATTTTGTCAAGCATTTTTACTTGTCGTTTAGTAAGACCATTAATTGTAATCATACAGTTTCCTTAAAGATTGTCGACCATGTCAGCAACTTGTTCAGTTTTTCGTTCTTCGCAGTCATTACTGCCGATTCACTAACCATGCCATTGTCAATCATTAAATCAATCATACACATAAGGTCGCCAATTTCTTCTTCTAGGTGTTCGCGATTTGTTTGACCATTGTACTCATAATCCATACCGAACCGAAACACTTTACTAATCGCCTGAGTAACCTCGGCACATTCTTCCTGTGCGATTAACAAAATTTCTTGATTTGCTTCATTAATTTGTTTCATTTTTATAAATTTATTCACCAATTGTTTCTTTCCATCTTTGTTCAACTATTTCATTTACCCATTCTACTGGACATTTTAATTCATCAGCAATCTCTTCACAAGATTTGTATTCTGCACCTATGTAGGTGTCAAGAGCCCAGTTGATATTTTCCCAAAGTTGTTTCATTTGTGCCATATTATCCTCACTTCGACAAGTTTAAAATACGACCATCATATTCCATGAAAGAAACTTCCATTGGAACATAAACCTCTTTGGCAACACGAGAACTGCGAACACCCTTGCGGAATTTACCATCAAAGAAGTCATTGATACATTCAATTTTGTATGCTTTGTAACCACGATCTTCGTTTATAGAAATAACTCTACCTTCAACAAAACAGTCACTACGACCATACATTGGCTTAAAGTCATAAGCACGAATAATATCGCCAACAGTAGCCAATTTCTCGTTTTTCAACATATTCATATTTCCTTTTTTAATCATCATAAGATAATTATACCTGAATTACGAATTAATGTCAAGCACCAGTGCGAATAACCCTACGCATGGTAGGGTTATTTTAGGTCTAAAAGTCGTCCTTGGAGAATCTACACGGACTTTACAGGGGTCTTTTTGGGGGTTGTAGGCTCGGTTTTAGGAATTAAGTTCACGCTCTCAGCCCACTTTCTGGTGAGTTTTGGATAGAGTTTGTGAAGGGTTTGATCCTTGATTGCCATCATTAGAGCTACTTCATCAGCGTGAAGACCTTCTAAAAGACCAACAAACATCTGCTCTCGTTGAAGTTGCTTCAGGTCGGCTCGGCAAAACACATAAAATCTACGGAGTTCAGTCAATAGATTTACTGGTGTCATACCCAGTGGCTCAGAAGATTTTTTGTATGGAGGTTCTCCCTCAGGAAGAAGAAACTTCTTTTCCTTCATATATGCATGTTGAAAAATAATTGATAATGCAGGTTTTTGTTTAATATACTTTTCTGCATTCTTGTAATCAGTATTAATCTCTTTCAAGATTTCTGTAATAATTCTACTCATTAAAACTCCTCAATTTCATCTAGTAATAATCGACATCTATTCGCAATCAAATAATTCATGATGCTCATTTTATCGCCCTTTGGTTTACTACTTAGGTATTCATCAAGAATTGTTTTTTGAATAGCATCAGGAATGCTCTCAAACTGCACTAGAATTTCGTTTCGTTTCCAGTTGCGTTTTTCTTCATCATTGCGACAAGCATCATATCCTTTCTCAAAGAATTCAGCAAGTCTTTTCGCAGATACTGGTGTTTGTCTATCACCAACTGCAAAACAATTATCTTTACTCAAGATATTTGGAATACCATCACCAGAGTCGCCCTTAACAATATGCTCAACTAAATTTGTATGAAGATCACTCTGCTTGGCTGTAATCATTTTGCGCAACAGTGGACTGTATTGTTTCACATTAGTATACTTGTGTAACTGTTTAAAATCCTTGTCGCTGGAAACAATCATTACATTCTCATTGAACCCGAACTCTTGTGTCTGTTTAGCCAATACTGCAATGATATCATCTGCTTCGCACTGGTCGATGTGTAGAATTTTGTAAGGAAAGTGTTCCTTCATCTCATCACGAATGACACCCAGCGTGTCAAAAATCATATGCCAATCTAAGTCAGATGCTTCTCTGGCTTTCTTACGACCAGACTTGTAGTACTCAAAATATTGACGACGCCAATAGTTGCGACCATCACAACAAATAACTATGTCCCCATAGTCTTTACCATACTTTTTCTTGTAGGATTTTATTGTTGATAGAGTCGCATGGCGAATCAAATCGGTTGTTGCTTTGGCATCACCTGACATTAACTCTTTCTTGAAGGAAAGAATATTAGCCAGTGATACCTGCGAGTAGTCAATTAAAATCATATTAAAATACTTTCAAGAGGATACATTCCTCATTAACTCGACCATTGACCGATGCTTCTTTAGTTGTCAATGCTTTATATGCTGCATTTAGCGGACGCTTGCCCATACCTTGGTAACTAGAAACCAACTCTGGTTTACGCAAAGTGCGACCACCTGAGTTACTTGGATCGTAACCGATGATAGTAGTTCCCTTGACGGACAAACCCTTGTCATCCATAGCACGATAAACTTGTAGTTTCTTGTACTTGGTATTGAACACCCATAGTTCCTGACTGTTGATAATACCAGAAGCCAAGACAGACTTGATACCATAGTCAGTATCTTCTTTCTTGAATTTCATCTTGGCAACCAACACACCTGCTGGTTTCTCTTTACGCTTGCGAGGAGCACGAGTTGCCTTGGCAACCTGAACCTGCAAACCACATGCTTCACCAATGGATTGATAAAGTGCCAACAGTTTCTTGATCTTTGTTTTCTTGAGATGAGAGTAACCTTCGTTAAGTTGCTCATCATCACCTTCAAGAACTTCTTCAAGTTCTGCAATGGTTTTGTCAAACATGTTTACCATAAGTTTGGCAACTGGTCCACTGATTTGATAATGTTTCAAAACAGTTGCTGCATCAAAAGACTTATCATTAACCACGAACTCATCAATCAATCCCTCAAATTCTCCAGCCATTTCTCGTGCTTTTTCGAGCATGCGTTCTTGAATTGAGACAACATTTGCTGCTTCTTTGGCAGCAGATGCATCAACTTCTTTCTTTGTTGGTTCAGGTTTGGGTAGGGTTTCTTTCAACTCAGCAAATTTATTTGCAAAATATACAGCTTCCTTCTCCATTAATTCTGAACCAGTTTCTTGTAATCTGGCAAGAACACCTGCTTGACGGAAAAGTTTCTCATCAAGTTTGTTTAATTGAACTGCCAGTTTCTTGTCAGTTTTACCAACGAAGTGAATGAACCACTTCTTCTTATCTTTGTCATCGTGATGAGCATTAAAATAATTCAATGCATGTAAAAGATCGACTTGATAATTTTCTGAACGAAGTGTTGGTTCATCGCCTTTCACCATGCGTTCGTGTTTTGCTGCTTGCAACTTATTTTTAGCTGATGTAGCCATAGGGTAATCTCCTCATTTAAGTATTAATTATACCCTATTTACGAATAAATGTCAAGCATTATTTTTCAACGACTGTAAAGACTTTGTGGGGAATGATATTGATATTTACAACAATTCTTGGTGATTCACCAGAGGGGAAATTGCCTGCATGTAAATAAGAACCATCAAACATGACAAATCTACCTTTCTTGGGTGTGATTCTTTGTTTGATTGTCAATTTATCACAGTTCGGTAAATCTCCAGTGGATCTCTTTTCGTTAAAGATTATGGTATCACCATCGCTATCATTTACATAATATATTAAAGTTGTCAAGTTATCGACAGAAACAAAATCAACATGCGGGATACTATATGTTTCCGTTGTATCAAATGTTTGAGAATAATTAAGATTCAATTTAATTCTTAATAGTGTATCAATGCTAGCAGGGATACAACACAGTAGAGAATTAAATGCAACAAGAAACTGCGAGTCTTTTTGATGCTGGTGGTGATATACACTGTGTATGAATTGTGGAACATCAATGCCAGAAGATATTTCTGACATCTTAGTATAATCTTCTATACTGTTATTTCTATTAGACTTAGAAGTATAGTTGGAAGATTGATTAAAATACCATGGAAAATGTCCAGACATACACAATTGTTCTAATGAATCCTGAACATGTTTAGGAACAAGATCGTCTAGAACAATTATTGAGTCTTTCACTGATTTCATTATTTTTTAAAAGTTACTGCAGTTGTTCCACCGACTACACCACCCAAAACCACTGCAGCCATCCAAGTATCCAATGTTAATGGAATTGCCAAAACAGGGAATAATGTATTAAGAGACCAGATTGTAGCAATTGGTATTAACACCAAAAATGCAACAATAACCAAGAGAGCCAATAATATTTTACCCATTTTTAATTATTCTTTTCTTGTACGATTGTTTCATATAACTCTTCGAACTCTTCATGTTCAGCAACTTCTTGGTTGTAGTTTTGTTTATGATAAACTTTTGCCATACGATTCAATGTTTTTACAGGTAAATTGAATTGTTTAGACATGTCTTTGATAGTTTCACGAACCAAGTCACGCTCTGCTTCCATGCGTGTCATAGATCCACTAATTTCCGCCAACATTTTTTTAATTTTGTCGCGATCGGCTGGGCTTGATATCTGACTCATGCTACATTCCATTCAATATGTTTAATAGAACTTGTATTAAAAGATCTCCACTCTTGCTTTTCTAAATCAAATGCAGCAACTGCATCACCAGTTGGTTGTGTGCCAGTTCCCTTTGGAAGTTTGTCGGTTGGGATTAGATCACTCTTTTTAGTGCAAACCATTCTTCGTTCGCTTCCATCTTTTTTCGTAAAAGTTACAGCAACTTTGGACTCTGACAAATATTCACGCATCCATTCTGCAAACTCAGGTGTATTGACAATAGTATCTGGATCGATACCAGATGCTCTTGCTAAAGAAATAAAATCAATGTTACTATCACTCGTTATCATATCGTTCTCCGATTGTATTAAAAAATTTACAAAATTGTTTGAAATGCTCTGTGTCTAAATTAAACTGAATGTCTGAATACAACTGTTTGTCTTTACATTCGGGATCAATATTCTTTCGCTTGAATGTTATAGTATGAGTGTCGTATTTCTTCTCATGCTCGTGTTCAAGACGAACCTGATATCCATCACAAAAATCAATCTCAACATACTCAACTACATTACGCTGTAGAGTCGTCATAAGGAATCACCTTTACTTTAATAAATTCGCCATCACCATTCTCTACTTCTTGAGCAGAAACTAGAATTGGGGATGTTTCACCATATGTTCCCCATTTTGATTTGAGTACATAACCTTCAATAAATTCTCGTTTCACGGACATGGTTATGGAGTCTGTGAAACTTGCTTTAGATTGTAACAATGCTGGCACCTTTCTATTATAATTCATTCTTAATGGATTCCTGTGTTATATTGAGGGAGTTATTCAATGCTCTTTCTGCAACACGCAAACCGTATTCCATCTCATAGTTTCTGCGTTTTAACATTTGTACTTCGTGGCTTAATCTTTCTTTGTCTTTCAACAGCGATCTAATATCGTTTTTAACTGTACTCCAATAATCAACTACTGGTGTTAGTCTTTGCCACTTTCCTTCAATATAATAGTATCCATTTTTGTTTCGTAATTCATCAGTCCAGTTTTGACCAAAGATATACTCTGGCGCATCTGCGGAATAATTCTCTTGACCCAAGGCAATGAGTTGGTCAAGTCGCTCGTTAATTTCTACCAGACTTTCTTCATTCCAAATCATTTTCTTCTTCCTCGTATTCATTTTCGCGACCATGCATTGCTGCATGAATATCGCAAAGAGTTGTGTGCCAACCATCGGTGTATCGTTTTCCTGGAGCACCACATTCTTCACAAGTACGATAACTCATACTCTCGGCAAAATTGATGTAATTGTAGTGTTTGTCAGTTGCAGCCTGAACATAGAATCTAAGTCCACCGAACTTCTCTTTAACTTGAACTGCAACTGGAACCTTGGCAGTTTCTTCATCAAGTTTTGCTTTGGCTTCATCAATCTTTTCTTGGGTGATAATATCTTTACTACCAGACCATTTTGGTTGACCAAGTTTATCTTTAATGAAGTCATAGCGTGACTGTGCAGAACGATAATCATTTGTCAACAAACCACATAGTGTGTCAATAATATTATACCAGCCATCGCCAGTACAAATACCCCAACACATTGCAGTAGTTCGCATATCTGCATTACGATCTTTAAAGATCAGCGGATACTTTGCGCACAGTGCTTCATCTAGTTCTTGTTTCATTATTCGCCACCATAGTAACCAATTAATTTGTTCATACAATAAATTATCTCGTGGTATACTGTTATATCATCAGGGTGCATAGTATGTACTTTTGGATCAGCAAAGTGTTTTGCTAAGTCTTTTTGATGATAATTCCTCGCTTCAATCAATGCAGCTTTGACAATACCATCAACAACTTCATAAGGAATAACAAAACCACCAGATAGATGTTTTGCTTCGTTAGCAGTTTTTACTAATTTGTTTTTTGGCATTTTAGTACCATGTCCTATGTTTTTCTGCAATATGTTCACGACCATCATACTCATGGATTTCCCAGTCAACATCGTCAGGAATTGTTACAATCTTAAGATTTGAACACCAATGATTGGCTTTCTCACCAAGTGTCAAAACAGTTTCCACTAAGAGTGGATCGCTTCGTTCGATATCATGATCCCAAAAATAATTTTCATCGCTTACTACACCATTTTTGTAGAAATCGCTACCAAAGGTACGACTGGTCTCATCTTTAACTACTTTAACTAAGTTGAGTTTTTTAAGCTGTCCATAGTATTCTATGGCTTCATCACTTAACCCAAACCCACCAAAATCAGCGTTGATAACGATCTGCATATGTTTGTATTCCTTTAATCTTTAAAAATTTATTTACCAATTTATCTTTAATCATGTACGGCACTGACAAATATGGAAACTCCAAGATGAAAGGGCAACCTTCAATTCCCCATGCTCCAGTCTGAAGAAACTCGCTGTAATGTTTAATGTGTTTTTTGTTTTTCACATTAAAAAATACTTTTTGTTTTATAACCGCATCAAGAACCATTCGGATCCTCTCTTAGACCTCTCCATTTTGCAATTTTAATTTTCTTCCCATCACCATTGACCCACTGTTTACCATTCCATGTTGCATACTCAGCGAATGGCCAATTAGGATGTTCTGGATCTTTCGCTTCATATTCACCAACATGCACTGGTTTTACTGTAGGTTCAAACCATTCTGTTTTAGTTTCTTCTTCTTTTTTGAATTCTTCTTCTGCGATCCGTTCTTGTTCTTGATCATGATAGTAGTCAATCAACCCAGTAAAATCTTGTAGGTCTCCAGGCAATGCTTCTAGAGTTTCTAAATCTCGGAAATCGTATTCATAGTAGTCATCATCACCATCTTTCCAAATACCACAGAAAGCCATACCACCCTCATGGTATAATCCTTCGACTTCCCAATCAAGTTCATGATAAATGTACTCATACAGTGCAGTAGGTGGTGACCAAGCTGATTCGAAAGAAATCCAAATAGTGTTGTCATCACAGCGTTCCCAATCAATAATAGATGATTCCCATTTGGTTCCCCAATTATTGATGTTCCAATCATACCAATTATCTTGTTCAGACTCAGGCATCGGACGGAGGTGTTGAAAAACACCCTTGTCATCACTTTGAAGAACTGCTTCAAGAGCATCAACCTTACTTTTATCAGAGTGGCTCACTCGCATACTATTATCACACCAGTTTGGCATAGCATTTCCTTTTCATTAATCTATAAAACTATTATACACTATAAATCAATTTTAGTCAAGTTTATTTTGCAATCCTAAAGTTGCAGGACTGTGGTCTAATCTATCACCATGTTCGTCTGAGTAAAATGTTGCATCCCAATCTAATATTTTAATAGATAAGTCGTAATGCAATAAATCATAATCAGTAAATTCAAATGTATCTGTGTACACTCTAAATCTATAATGCCCATCAGCACAATAAATTAACTGTCCCTCTACTCCAGATGCAGATTTTATATTCATATCAAAATACCAAGTGAATAACTAATAATACAAGCAATAAAAATATTACAATAAAATCTGTGGTTTTCATTTTACTTCCTTAGAACTATCTGCGCTATCTTTGTCTTCACGGATTTCGACAAATACTGGGAGAAACAAACTCTCCTCACCAGATTTGTTTTTAATCCTAGCATTGTACTTGATAGCGACAATCTTGCCCAGAATATCTTTCTCTTTAAGCGTCTTGCGATGCGTGTCATTGAATCCACTCCCTACATTAACTTTAATAATACCATCGGCAGATTCACAAATGATAGCACCTAGCCACTCAGGTTTCTTTTTATGTGGCTCAGTACCAACGATCTTAAGATCACATTCGAGTTCGCCTTTGAACTTAATTTGGTGTTTTGCTCGTTTATCTTCCCAAACACCTGAGCCATCTTTCAAGATAATACCTTCTAACCCTTTAGAAAGATATCCCTCAAAAATTTCAGTCGCTTCTTCAAGCGTATTTACAATATCGCTGGTAACCAGCCAAACTTTTTTATCTTTACTTGGAACTTTATCAATCATTTGTTTCAGTTTAGCAAACCGAGTTGAGTATGGCGTGTCGCTATACGACTCACAGAATAATACATAAGGAATCATGTCCCATACTGTTGCGTGGACTTGACTTGCTTCCTTGTCTGAGATTGTTCCCTTGTTTGCTTTGTTGAGGATTCCATTGCCAGTCTGGCGATCAGCAAACTGACAATCACCATCAAACATAACCATGAGTTCACCATCATACACATAATCGCCACCATCAGCCATTTTAAGGAATTGGTCATCTAGATACCCCAACAAGTTTATTTCTTTACCATTACGACTACGGTATTCGACAGCACCATCTTTGACAATAGCATTAAACCTCATACCATCCATTTTAAGTTGTGCATATGCAGGAAACTTAACTTTATCAACCAGTTTCTGCTCGTAGCCTGAGCAAAGCATAACTGGATATTCGCGAATCAATCCTGCCCATACAGCATTAGCAGTTGAAATTGATACACCACACATTAAATCTTTCTTAATAATACGCTCAAGCACCTTTGCGTCATCAGCAGAAACCATCTCAAGAACTTCAGTCAACTTAGCAATGGCAGCATTACCAGTTACCAAACGATTACATAACTGATAGAGGTATGGGAATGCATCCTTCAAATTAAGATTTGTGCTTGTTGTGTTTGGTTTATATGCTGGAATCTTTCTCTGATAGAAATTAGTGAATGGATCCAACGCAAGAGAAACAACCTGACGAAGAACAACATCGCCAGCATTTTTCTTAAGCATGTCTAGTTTAAAATTGCGGGAATTATCCGCAGCCAAGTCATTAAAAAATTTATTCAGATTCATCATAAAGTCCCATTACAGTTTTCATTGCAGCTACACACATTAACTCATGCATCGTTTGCATAATTGTGAGCGGAATACTAATACCCAGCTCCATCATTCTATCATCCCAATCTTGACAAGCATTGGCACATGCGAATTCAACTTTACTATTAAAGTCTTCATCGACAATCGGCATATCTATGCCACCAATCTTCATGAATTATTCTCCGCCACTGCTTTACACATTTTTAAAAATTCTTTTGTTGTTAAGTCATTCTTTGCAATATTCACACATGCTGCAACGAATTGAATATTACCCTTGACATAACCCTTTTTACTATTCTTTCTATCAGGCGAAACACGATACGGATCGTGAGTCTTCAGTGTTATTGGCATTCCTGACAAGGCACACCTACCCTCTGCTTTGTTCAACAACTTCATTAGATAAGCACGATCAACATTCATCTCTTGGTTACGCTTGCGAGATCTATCAACCATCGCTCTAAACATCAAATCAATGAAACGAACTGGATCAGTTTCTGCTTTCTTTCTTCGTATTTTTGAATACTCTTTTACTTTCTCAGGATTCTTTTTTCTATAATCACGCTGGTACTCAAGAATTTTATCTTTGTTCTTAACACGCCAATTCTTTTTATACTCAGCTTGTTTTACCTTATCAACCATTATGACATCACCACGAAACCAGTTGTGTCTTTCTTGGCTTTACCTTTGGCTTTCAAACCAACAATAACATTTTTCGCATCAAGAAATCGCAAGTCGGTTTCGTCACCATTAATTACCTTGCGACCGAGATATGTTTCTGGCACTTTTGCAAAAACAGCAGCAACATTCATACCCTGAGATACAACTTTCTCAACATCGCTGTCGTTGCCATCTGCCTTAGAGAAGGTGAGATGATAGTTCTTCAAGTGTGACACTTTACGATTACGCACTTTGGTATAGTCATAGAACTGCACATTTGGGAATTCTTCAATAATACCATACTTCTCCCAAGAAATATCGCTGGTGCCATTCAAACGAAATGCAGGGGTCAACCCTTTCTTTTCTGCTTGTTTGATTGCCAGCTGAATATCTTTACGCAAGTCTTGCAAAAATTGCTCACGATTTTCAAAGAATTCTTTTGTCTTACGAATGCGAGCTTGTTGAATCACATTAGTAGTTTCGCCTTTCTTGAAAATACCACCACGACCAGCAGTGTTCAAACATGCTTTCTTGCAACCAGCAGTCGCTTTGGGACATGTATTATAACCTGAAACATCAGCAGGTGCCAAGTGTAAAACAAAGGACAAATATCCTTTCTTCTCGCCCTTCATCAATTTTGGGTTACCAGTCGTAAATAGTTTCATAATTAGTCCTTGCTTTATCAACTCAATATAACTATTATACTCTATTTCTGAATTAATAGCAAGTATTTTAATCAATGAAAAACCCCACGCTGGGTGGGGCTTGCAGGATGGGTAATAACCCTTTAAGTTGTAGGGGTATCCTTTTTGAATCCCTTTTCTTGTTTTGGAGGTGGCTTTTTAGACTCCATCTCAGCATCAATCATCATGCGTTTCCACGATGAAGCGAGAGAACTATCCTTAATTGATGCAAGAATCCTCTTAGAAGTTTTGCTCAATTTAAAGTTTTTATCAGGTTTGTTCATAATATCCTTTGTAAATTTGTTTTTAGGTTTGTAAAATATTCTGTGTCAGCTATCAGCGGTGCTATAACTTTTACAGAGGTTGTTGATGGAATTGATGCTACAAGTCCAACTGATGATAACTCGGCAAGAGATATATAGCGTGGGAAGTCATAGCAAATAAACAGTCCCTCACCTCTCCATACAAGTTCCAATTCTTCTGCGATCCTGACCAGTTCATTATGTATAAATGGAACACGATCGAGTAAAGATTCTATTCGTTTTGTTGCTATCAAAGAAGCACTAACACCATGCATGTTTGGCGACCAAGTATGCCCATGCTCCCATGATTTCCACTTTAAAACTTCAGCTACTTTTTTATTGCAAACTGCAGCACCAAGTGGCGAGTAACCAGCAGTCAAAGATTTACCCAAAGAGGATATGTCAGGTTGAACATTATATTTCTGCCATCCAAACATAGTTCCGTTCTTTCCCCAACAAACTGCCACATCATCAACAATCATTAAAACATTATACTTATCGCATAGCATTCTAATTGTTTTCCACCAGTTCTGACTGTATGGACTGATAGATGGCATCCAAGGAAGTGTTTCCATGATTATACAACCAATAGATGTATCAGTTTGTAACTTTTGATGAACTAATGCCAATGCGATTGCTTCTTGCTCTTCTCTATCTAACAAGTATTTCCAATCTGGTGCTGGTATAATTTCAGCACGATTAAGATAAGGATATTCTCCACGAAGATGCTTAGCGAGCATGGTAGTTCCGTGATATCCTGGAGAGAAAGAAATAATCTTTGGCTTGTGTTTACCGATGTATTCCCAATAACAATCATTCATGGCTATTGCTGCTTCAACAGCATCACTACCACTTACTGCCCAAGCCAACGATTCCCAGTTACCACTTTGACAAATATACTGAACAAGTTTATCATTGTCTTCAGAACTTTCTCCACTGTTACCACGAAGAAATCCAATATCATTATCTCTAATTGAATTTAGAATTTCTTGATCAGAGTATCCCAAGACAAAAGCAGTGTTACCTGACTGTATATCCATACACCTACTACCATCAGAATAGTAAATCCAATATCCTTCAGTTTTAACTACTTGTTTCTTCGTCTCATTAAAAGACCATTGATTTAATTCCACTATCTCACCACCACATCTAAAAATTGTTGATGCTCAGAGTTTTCTACACAAAAATAAATTAGGTTGGCCAGATGTTCAGGTTTGATTTTAAAATCATAGATACCATCGGCTAGTTGTGTATCAACCCAAGCTGGTCTAAAGTTTATTATATTTGGGTATCTGTTTTGTTTTTGTAAAACTCTAGTTTGATTATCTAAAGTTTGTTTGTGATTGTAGTAAGCAGTAAACGATTCAGGATAATCGTTGTTTACATACATGTATGTTATAGCACTAGAAATATTTACAATGGTTTTTTGTTGAGTCATCCATTGTTTGTGTGTAGCAATTAGGAGTTCGGTTTGTGATGGCAATGCATTATTTACAAATACATCTGCCGTTAGAAGTTCTTCTAATAAATTTTTCTGAGTTTGGGGGAGTGTTACATTGCGATCGTTTAGTATATCGTAGCCAGAAACTTCCCAACCACAATTACTAAACTTGTTGTAGATTGCTTTTCCAATGCCATTCATATGGCCAGTAATAATAATTTTCATAATCAAATAATGATATTAACGAATCTTCAATAACCTTAATTGTTTAAATATGTTTATCCAAATCCAACCGATATCTATTTCCCACCATTTTCTACTTAGTCTAGGATTTGCTGGTTCAGCGTGGTGGTTATTGTGTAGTTCCTCTCCACCAATCCAAATACCGAAGGGAAGTATGTTTCTTGAACTGTCTTTATTATCTGTGTTGCTGTAGCCCCACCAATGTCCAAGTCCATTAATCACACCTGCTGCCCAAAATGGAATCCAGACAATTTGCAATAACCAAATTAGTATTCCTATCCAACCAAATAATAAAACATTGATTGCTAGCATTAAGAATACACCTAAGAAATGGTGTTTGGTGTATATTTTTCTTTCAACCCAATCGTTTGGTGTACCAGCACCATATTCAACAATCATTCTAGCATCTTTGGCTGCTTGATAGTAATAGTATACGCCACGGAAAACAATGTTTTTAATTCCAAATAACTTAGGACTATGTGGATCACCATCAGTGTCAATAAATCTATGATGCTTGCGATGAATGGCTACCCATTGTTTGGTAACCATACCTGTTGTAAGCCACAACCAGAAACGCATGAAATGCGATAGTGCTGGGTGAAACTCCAACCCTCTATGAGTTACACCTCTGTGTAAATAAATTGTTACACAAAGAATAGTAATATGTGTTAGTATTAAGGTGTATAATATTGGTGTCATGTAGCTATTTAGTCCAGTATTTGGAGTAGTCTACCGTGTTCCAATATGCATCATTGTTTCTGTTCCACAAGTTCTTTAATAGATACCATGCCATACCAAAGTACCCCATTATTTGGAATCTTCTGCTGTCTTGTCCAAAATAGTGATTCACCAATTTAAATTTCTTAACATCGTATCGTTTAGATAAAAAGAAGTCTTCGCTGGTTCCATACTTTGCAGCGAAACCGCCGAACTCTTCAAACCTATCTCTGCGAGTTAGCATAAAAGCACCAACAGCGAATGGTACTGTATATTGCATAATTCTGTTGATACAGTTAAAAATCATAAAGCCGATTTGTGCACGGTAATCATCATCATAACACTTTGCATACAATCCAACAAGATCTAAGTTATTAGTTTCTAATTGATCAACTGCATCGCGGATAACTTTGTTGTTGAAGAAACGAACATCAGCATCAATGAACAGAATGTATGGAGTTGTTACTAATTTTGCTCCATTATTTTTAGCAATAGAAACTGGTCCACCTTCAATGACTTCAACATTCAGACTACCTTTCATTGTTTCAATGACTTGTCTTGTATTGTCCGTAGAGCAGTCAGCGATAATAATTCTAGTGTTACCTATCTCTTGTTGGCGCAGATGCATTAACAAATGCGCGATGTATGTTTCCTCGTTTTTACAAGGAACAACTATTGTTATTTTATCACTTAATAACATTTGTATTTTTATGCTTTAATGATTTCTTCAACGCTTTCAGCCACATTCTCTTTTCTTTGATCTTGTCGTGGTTGATGCATGCTTGATACATCTTCTTTATTATTTTCTGTACTTTCATGGTCGGTCTCCTTTGTCCATGTTACTATTTCCCAGCGTCCATCATGATGCTCAACAAGAGCAGTGCATGACTCAACCCAGTCTCCATCGTTCATGTATGTAACACCATCAATCTCTTTTATTTCGGCATGATGTATGTGTCCGCAGATAACACCACCAAAACCACGCTTCTTACAATATTTTGCAAGATTAGTTTCGAATTGAAACATAAAGTCAGATGCTTTCTTTACTTTATGTTTTAGATATTTAGATAATGACCAGTAACCAAATCCTAGTTTGTGACGGATCCAATTAAATCGAGAATTCCAATCAAGAACTAAATCGTATAGTTTATCGCCAAGAAAAGCAAGCCATGGAGCAAGTCTAGTGATACCATCGAATAGATCTCCATGTGTAACTAGGTATCGTTTACCATCTACACCGACATGTTCTGTTTGGTTTTGTATTTCAATCAGACCGAAAGAGAATCCGTATGGGATCATTGGTCTTAAGAATTCATCATGATTACCCGCAACATATATCACTCTAGTTCCACGCTTGGCATGACCAAGTATTCTGCGGACAACATTAGTGTGGCTCTGTTTCCATTTCCACTTGTTTTGTTGGATCTTCCAAGCATCAATTATATCACCCACGAGATATAGAGTCTCGCAGGTGTTATGTTTTAAAAAGTTATTTAATTTGTTTGCTTGACAATCACGAGTACCTAAGTGAACATCACTTATGAATATCGTGCGGTATTTCATTACACAAATGTTGAAAGAGCTTTAGCAGCAGCAATAATATAACGACATGCTTGCTCGTCGCTACTTAATTCTTGAGCAGCTCTTACTTCAGCAATTTGATTGGTAAGATATTGATATTCTTCCAGTGTAATTTCTTGTCTTTCATATTGTTCGCGAAGAACAAGCAACTCGTTTGCCAATGCTGCACCTGGACCACCCATTCCTACGACTTCTCTTAATTGATCAATCATCTTCCCCTCCATGCATCAACAACTACATCAATGCGAGTTTTGTTTATTTTAAGGATACTCTCACAAAAAACTTTGCTGTTAGATGCTTTGGCTTTACCAATTGCTTCCTCTAATTGAGCGATAGATTTTGCTTGAGGGTCGTTTCGTAATTCAGTATATACTTTAAGATGTTGTATTTTATTTTCAGCATCTGTCCAGTTTTTATCATCACATGACAACTTATTTACTGCGATTTTAGTTGAAACTAGATTATCAAACATCACTGGGTCGTGTGGTCTTGGTAGAATGAGCGAACATCCAGACAAAACCAACAGAGAAATCAATAATAATTTTTTCATGTTAATCGTTTCTGCTATTTCTATGAGTTGGGTCGCCAGCTTCGAAAACAGGCATAGTAGTTGCTTCTGATAACACGCTGTTCATTGGTGTCATTGTTGGCATAGACATAGGTCTTTGTGGCATACCCATACCACCCATTGGTGATGACATAGATGGAGGTGGTGCAATTGGAGTTGGTGGTTTATCCCAACCCTTGTTTGCAGCAGCAAGTGCAGCTTTCTGAGCATCTTTATCACCACCTGCCAGCATAATTCCTGACAAAGTACCAGTTAAGAATGTAGCGATAGGAATGATTAACTCAAAGAATTTTTGGTCGATTGGAGAAATAGCATTAAGTGGTTGTGTAACAAAGATTAAAGAGTATAACACAACGAATACAATACCAAACAAGGTAAGTGCTAAACAGATACCAATAAAAAACTTTAGACGAGCCATTAATTGCTCTTCAGTATACATAAAAGTCTCTGGCTGTTTTTCTTCTTTATTAAAAATATTCAAGTTCATTTGCAATTTGCTCCTGTTACTGGTGTAGTTGGTGTATTTTGCGCAATAGGTTTATTTCCATCTGGTCCCAAGCGTGGGTCGTTTTGACCCTTAAAAATGTGTTGAGGACAAGTTCTTGTCACATCACAATGCGGTAGTTTACACATTTCTTTATCCCAATTCTTTGGGTCTTGACATGGATAACGAAATGACTCGCCACTAAAATATGCCAGCGTTAGTGGAAGTAATAATAAAATAAGTAAACCTTTGGCTAATCTCTTATCATTCATTTTTTATTTTCCAATCTCATTTTTTGTATTTATTATTTTCCAGCAAGCGGATTATCTAATGCTTTCTGTATTTTTGAATCAATTTCTTTACGAACTTGACGCAATTCTTGGTCAGTTTCTTTCTGAGCCTGAGTTGCTTCACGAGCAGACTGCTTGGCACTACGCTCTACAGACTCAACAACTCCTTCTAAACGACGGATATCATTCTTTAAGTCGCCTTTAATATCACGAGTATAATCGCTAGTCTTTTGACTATTCTCTTCAATAACAGCAAGTTTCTTATATACTTCTGTTAAGTCTGGTGAAACATATTCTGCAATCTTTTTCTTCATACCTTGATAGTCTTTATAAACTTCAAACACACCATACAAACCACCAAGAATAGAAGATACTAATGTTGCAGCTACCATTAACTTAGCTGGTGTAAATTCATATCCACCAATACTTATAACTGTATCTTTACTTGCATATTTTTTAACTGCTGCCTCAGCTTCGTCAATCTTTTTATTGACATCTTTAATTTCTTCAGCCATTTTTATTTCCTTTTATTAAAATTTGTATTTCTAATGGAATTAACTCATTCCAGTGTCTTGAACATGTATTCATATAACGCACTCGGTCACCATTTTTATATGATATCTGGGCATCATGTTTACAATTTGGCACTTTACATATCGGAGCAACAATCACTGCCAATTTATTTCTCCTTGTTATATTGAGAATCTACCATTTCATTGTGTAGTTTATCAGTACCACTAAACATTCTTAGATTAGCACGATTGTCAATAGTCTTTTGATTTCCATAAACTTGGTATGGTTTATAGAATTGTTGTTGTACGATTATCTGTCTGCTATAAGCATCAAATCCAGGAGTGAACCCCATTGCTTGGATAACTACATTCTGAACTGCTTTCTGTGCTTCTAGGTCAGACGCTTTGCCCATTTGATTAGCAAGGTCTTTACCCTTTTCTACTGCTTCTGCTTTTGCTGCAGCTTCTCTTCGTTCTTGGAGTGCTTGGCGAGCAGTAGGTGCTGCTGGTTTATCAGATGACGCTTGAGCAGTATTAGTATTCTGTGACGGAGAACTGCCCCCAGAGCCTTTCGGAGCATCATCTTTTTTATCCTCTTGTTTATTCCCACCTCTTGGTTCAGGTTTATCGCCACCACCCTTTGGGTCATTCTGAGCCATTTGTTGTTGTGGGGGTGGTGGAGGTGGTGCCAATTGAACTGCGCCAGCAGGTGCGGTAGCAGAATTTGCGCTTGGTGGTGGAGGAGCAATTGCTTTGTCCACATTACTATCACCTGTCTTTGAAACACCAACAGCAACTGCACCATCAGAACCAACTGTAGCTGAAGCAGTTGTTGTAGAAACAGGTTGATTGGCAGGATCGTTTCGTGCCACTGTACCTGCAGTTGCTACTATTGATGCCGTACCTTGTTGTTCAAGTACCATCTTAGTTGCATATGCAGTTGAATAATTCGGGCAGGTTCTATCATATAATCCATCTAATGAACACTGCTGACTAAAATATGCTTGAGCATAACCAGAACAAGTTGTAGAGTAAAGAGGATTAGCAGTGCACTGTTGGTTATGATAGGCTGAAGCATAACCTGCACAAGTTGTTGCGTATAATGGATTTAATGAACATTGTTGGTCATGATACGCAGTGGCATATCCATCACATGTAGTTGAGTATAATGGATTGGCTGTACACTGTTGTTGTAAATAAGCTGAAGCATATCCTGGACAGTTTACATTATACAATGAATTTAATGAACATTGTTGGTTAAAATATGCAGTTTGATATCCTGGACAGTTTACATTGTAAAGAGCATCAGCTGAACACTGCAGACTAAAATATGCAGTTTGGTATCCTGGACATGATGGATCAAACAATGCACTTATGGTACACTGTTGAGTAAAATATGCTGCTTGATATCCTGCGCAAGTTGGAGATGATAGTGGATTAATAATACACATATCTACTGCACCAGTTCCACCTAAAGCACTCCAAGACCATGGCTGGCTATTTTGTTGTAATCCTAGACCATGATAAAGTTGAACATACTCACCTTTTGATAAATCGCCAGTTATACCAATGGTTGTGTATTGTGATGGAGAAATAAATGTTCCACCATAACGAACATCAAATGAACCAGTATTGTTTATTTTCAATTCAAAAGTGTTCGAAGCATTTCTGTCACCAAACTGTCTTATACCATACCAACCATAAGTCATTGAATTTTCTGTGCCACGATAATAAGAAGTTTGCCCAGTCATATCAACTAAGTCTGTCCATAGTGGCATAATAGAATAGTTATGACCACTATTTGTAGAATTTCTTAAATCTTCACCATGACAGCAGAAAGCATTATTCCAATTTGGCCAATTGTTACCGACTGGTCTACCAAACTGAACAACTCCATTACTATACATTGTTGACTTATCAAACACTTGTCCCCAATATGGAAATTGAAATGGTAGTGGAATATCTCTCCACCCATCATCACCAAGTTGAATAAGAGTGGAATCAGTTAAGTTGTTTATATTTTGTAGTGGAAGTGCAGCTGAACCTTGACCAACTGTAATTGACAATCCAGAACCACCTGGAATTGGAATTGATACTAAACTACCTGTACCATCATTAACTGGAGTAACAGTTAAATTAGTTCCTTGAATTTGTACTTGTGCCTGTGATACTGAAATGCTCAGTAAACAACTAAACAAAAGAACTACCAGTCTACTCACAGGTTAGTCCTTGCTTTTAATCTTTTGTGGTTGACGATCTGGCGCAGATTCCCAAATTGCTTTTGCTGGTTCGCCGATTTTACCGTCAACTGGGCATGGTGTGCCAGCATTCATCATTGCTGAGAATACTCGTTCATCTTGACACATAATTGAAACTGCAGCAACTTTCATACCCATATCGTAAATACCACGAGCAAGTTTAAGTCTTTCGCAATTCTTATCTATCATGGTTGACCCGAAAGAGATACCTAGGATTTGAGTTTGTGCTGCGCCAGATACACCTACGGCACAGACATCTGAGTTGATAACTGTAACTGCTGGTGCCACTGCTGTTGGTGGTGGGGATTTTACTGTAGTAGTGCTATTAGAAGTAGAGTCGGTTGTAGATCTACTAGTCGAGTCAGTTACAATGGGATCAGCCATCGCAGAAGATATAGCCATGACAAAAAGCACCGCTGTAGCGATCTTTTTAGTCATCATAATTCCTTAGTTATTATTGTTATTATAGGAACATAATATAATAGGGGAGAAACCCCATCTAACAATATTTAGGGAATTATACGACTTATATTTGAGTTTTATCTTTCTGCAAATCTAAAACATCCTGTTCTATTGTTTTAACAACAGGAGTCATTCTCCTACCAGCAGAATCGTAATCAATAATTTTGCTGGTAGGTGGTTCATTTATAGTCCAATCAGGCTCTTTAGTTTCTGGATAAATGTCGTCTTTGGTTGTGACTGCGACTCCTGGACTTCTGTCTTCGGTGCTGACATGTTCGCTGGAATTTCCACTGTCACTGTTTCCGACACTGTTAGTGATTCCTTCGGAACTGCTTTCTGAAGGCTGTTGTTCCACGATTGGTTCTTTGGTTGTTTTGAACTTGCTGAAGAATCTTTCTTTGATGATGTTTGCTTTGGCTTGGAATTGCTCTGCGATGGAGCTTTCTTCGTTGCTGGTTTCTTCGTTGGTTGGTTCATTTGTTTCTTCCTTCTTTTTTATTGGCATTGATGCTGCCATTAGTAACAATACTGCTAGTGGGTCAAATACAATGACAATCATGATAATAACTACTCTAACTGCTTTTTCTAGAATATTATTATCAGGATTATCACCATAAATTAGTGCTGCGATATATTTAATTGGACCAACTTCTGCTTCTACTTTGCGTAGTTCTGCAGCGATTGGTGTTCTTTCATCATTTAATCTGGCGACTCTGGTTTGAGCTGATCCAATTTCAGCAAGTAGTGTGGCTCTTTCCTTTTGCTGTCCTCGTCTAATCTGTAGAGATCTCTCCACTCCCTGCGCATTGTCACTTCTTCCAATAGTTTGGTCAACCTGAGCGTCCAATTGTTTGAGTTGTTGTCTTGCTGCATCGATGTTATCTTTTTCGGTTTTAATCTTCTCGTCAATGATGGCTACTTTTGCAGCAACATCACCTGTCGGAACTGCTTGGTCTAAGTGTGCTTTCGATAAGAAACCGAAAATACCCATAGAGGTAAGCGACATCAAAATTACTAGGGAGATTGAAAAGTATGTTCGCATTAAAATTGGAACATAATTCCACGAACGATATAACCAAGAAGCTACTACTAATTTAGCGAACTCTAAAACGCCACCCATAACCACAATAGGAACAACTGCTGCAGCAAAAATTGCAGCAAGTCCAGCGATTGAATAATATGCTGAAACAATCGACAGTGCTATTGCTGTAAAGAACAGCAAATATGTCATTTCTTTGGTTTGATGTGTGATTTGTGTATCCTGCATTGTATCTGTCCATTATACCAGAGTTCTGGATGTTCTAATACTTCATTAATAAATTGTTCTTTTGCTTCATAGTATGATGTCGATCCTTTATTTAGGCAAAAATGTAGTATTTCTCGCTTAAACATTGACTCACCAAGTTTCAAGACATCCGCTTTTACTTCCTCTGAACTGGACCAATAAGTTCTCCAGTCTGATTCGACTTTAGTCCTTTTCTTTTTACCTTTAATTATACGCTGTTTTGAGAACCAAAGCAACTTTTTCCCAATATATTTCTTGCCTGTTGCAAGATTGGTAATGAGATATACAAAACCCGACCAGTCTTGTATATCTTCGCCGTTGTATTCTTTATCTTTATAAATCCATGTCACTGGTCATCCTCATCATAGTCATCCTCTTCATATATATCTGCTGAACAGACAGGACAAAATACGATGTCTTCTAACCTAGTATCATTACCTTTAACTATAATTTTTCCTTGCGATCCACACTCTTCGCACTCAAAATGTTTTGTTGTCATACGCTGAATGAACTCCCACATCCGCAAGTTGATTTCGCATTGGGGTTTGATATAACAAACTGCGAACCCTTTAGTTTATCGCTTGTATAATCAATAGTTGCGTTATCAAAATATTGCATGCTCATAGCATCAACAAGTAGTTGTTCTGTGATTTCAAAATCATCATCATTCTTAGTATTTTCTAGTGTGAATCCATAATTAAATCCAGAACATCCACCACCTTCTATGAATGCTCTGACATATTTGGCTTCTTCACCAAGAAGAATTTCTTTTATTTGATCAATTGCATTTGCAGTTACTGTTATCATTTTTTTCTCTGTAGTTGTTTATAGCAGATCTTATAGCGTCTTCCGCAAGGATCGAACAATGAATCTTAACTGGTGGGAGTGCCAGTTCCTCTGCAATTTCAGCATTCTTAATTTGTCCAGCTTGCTCCAGCGTTTTACCCTTGACCCACTCCGTGACGAGCGAACTACTCGCGATCGCCGACCCACACCCATATGTTTTAAATTTCGCATCAGTGATAACTCCATCTTCCACTTTAATTTGTAACTTCATTACATCGCCACAAGCTGGAGCACCGACCATACCAGTGCCAACGGATGAATCATCTTTATCTAAAGATCCAACATTGCGTGGATTTTCATAATGATCAATAACTTTATCTGAGTATGCCATTATGCTGCTTTACCCCAAACATCACCCCAGTCACCAGACAATGCACCTTTAGCGTAGTCAGTTACACGATTCTCAAAGAAGTTTCCGTGTACTGGTGCATTAATCATTTCTTCTACCCATGGTAGTGGGTTCTTCTTTACTTTGAAGATACCTTTCATACCAAGGGAAATCAAACGACGATCGGCAATATAACGAATATATTGTTTAACATCAGCTGCAGATAAATCGCGCATATCGCCATCAGCGTAGCATAAATCAATAAACTTATCTTCCAACTGAACCATTTTCTCAGCAATGGTATAGATCTTACCTTTTAATTCGTCACCCCAAATTTCAGGATTCTCTTTAACATAATCTTTGAATAGACGGATCATTGATTCAGCGTGCATTGTTTCATCGACAATAGACCAAGTTACAATCTGCCCCATACCTTTCATTATGCCGTGACGAGGAAAATTAAGCAACATGATAAAAGAACTAAACAACTGCATGCCTTCAGTAAAGGCACTGAAAACAGCAATATGCTCAGCAGTACTAGCGATAGTACCATTGCGACTAGAAATATCAAGTACATAGTCATGTTTGTCCTTCATCTCCTGATACTCTAGGAATTGGTTATAAGTTGTTTCAGGTAATCCAAGGGTTTCAATCAGATGCGAATATGCTGCAATATGTAATGCTTCACGAGCAGCAAAGCCCATCAACATCATTCTTACTTCAGGTTGAGGGAAATAAGGCAAATAATTATTAACATAACCACCAGCAACATCAATGTCTCCTTGAGTAAAAAATCGGAAGATGTTCGTGAGAAAAGTTTTTTCTTCATTTGTTAGTTTCTTTTTCCAGTCTTTAACATCCTCAGCCATTGGCACTTCAGAGTGAAGCCAGTGTGCCTGTTCATGCTTTAACCAAGCATCATATGCCCAAGGATAGTTAAATGGTTTAAAATGGTTTCTTGTATCTGTTAGTCTTGATTTTGTTTTAGTTATCATTGTTATTATTTTCCTGTTCGTACATTACGGTATTCGTTTCTCCAAGTGCCCACTTGGCATCAGTTTCAACTGACCATCGTTTCGTTGCTACTTTAAAATCTGGCATCTTTAATTGTTTTGGGTTACTGCTTGGTTCTAATATAATTAAACGATTATTTGGCTGAGCAGCAAACTGCCCATTATCACACTGAATGAAATTATAAGACTTGTGGTCTTCGACATCTTCAGAAAACCCTGTATCAAGAATGTTAAAATCAGGATGAGCAGAATCAACTGTAAAAAGATAAACACCATACATCCATTCCCCATTCTTTAATTTAAATTTACATCTCATTGACTGAAGTTGCGATTTCTTTATGACAGTTATATCATAGGAAAGACAGTCCCACAATTGAAGATAATCTAATGGTAGTGGTTCGCCTTCAATCGGTTTCCAACAATATGCATGCAATGGTAGTTTATCATATAAAGCACCATAATTATTCAAGTAAGATTCAATACGAAATGCTTGACCTCTTAATGATTTAATACTTATCCACCAACAAGGTTCAAGTTCTCCATGACCTTTTTCAAAGTCATAGAGAAATTCTTTGCGAATGAAACACTTAACAGGAGGGAGATTCGCAACAATATGTGCCACTTAACCCTCACATGCTAAACATTCATTACCTTCTGTTAAATCGTGAAGATTAATCTCTTTTATAATTTCTCGTTCAATTCGTTTAGAAACTTTATCTGCTTTAGCAATCTTATCGCTACGGCAATAGTAAAGAGTCTTCAACTTTTGTTTCCATGCTTGGAAGTGAACCGCATGAATGTATTTAATATGACTGTCAGGTCTAAAGAAAAGATTAACTGATTGTGCTTGGTCAATATATTCTTGTCTATCAGAAGCATGTTGAATCAACCAACGCTGGTCAATCTCCATACCTGTTTTAAATACATCTTTATCCCAGTCAGACATCCAATCTAAGTGTTGAACAGAACCATCATTGGCAATAATACTTGACCAAATTTCTTGATAGTCTGCCGTTGGTTCTGACTTACAATGTCTGTTAATAAGATCGTCAAGATAACGATTTTTATTTAAGTGAGAACCCGATAAAGTGTCTTGGCGATAAGCATTGGCACGATAAGGTTCAATGCTAGGACTAGTATTCCCCATGAGAATGGAAGAAGAAGCATTGGGAGCAATAGCCATAAGATGACTAAACCGATTCCCAGTACCCACTGCGTCAGGAGCTTCGCCCCTGAGAGATCCCAATTCTTTATTAGCGACATCTAATTTCTCTCTTATTGTTTTAAAGATGTTTTTGTTTCTTCCAACTGCGAGGGAGGATTCCCACGGAAGATTGTTTCGCTGAAGATAAGCATGCCAACCCAGAGCACCGATACCAATGCTGCGCTCACGACTTGCAGAATACTTAGCTCGTTTGATGGAGGAAGGAGCATGATCAATAAAATACTGAAGAACATTGTCAAGCATTTCTGCAACATCACGAAGAAAAGTAGGATGGTCTTTCCACTCATCATAGTACTCCAAGTTTAATGATGATAAGCAACAAACAGCGGTACGCTTCTCATTAGTTGGTAAAATAATTTCTGAACAAAGATTACTTTGATTAATCTTTAAACCAAGATCCTTTAAGTGCTGAGGCATCTTACGATTAGATTCATCAATAAAGTGTAGATATGGCTCACCTGTTTGCATACGCAACTCTAATAGTTTCTGCCATAGTTCTTTTGCTGACACTGTTTCACGAATCTCATTCGATGCTGGGTCAACAAGATTCCATGAATCATCAAAGTTTGGATCAATCATTGACTGCTCAATAATTTCCATGAACTTGTCAGGAATATTGATACCATGATGCATGTTAAGTGTTCTTAGATTTTGATCGCCTGTCGGCTTACGCATTTCTAAAAATGGGATAATGTCTGGATGATCAATAGACAAGTAAGCAGCATAACTGCCCCTGCGAGTACGAC